ACACATGCTGGTCCATCGCCGTCAGCCAGCCCTTGAAGGGCACCTCGTCGCGCTCGTACGCGTCCAGGGTCGCCGCGGACATGGCGCGGTTGGTCTCGGTCCAGGCGGTCATCTCCGCCCAGCGCGCATCGTCACGGACGCCGCGCAGCGCTAGCGCGATCTCGTCGGGCGTACGCGCGTGCTCCAGCCCGTCCGCGAGCACGGCCGCGAGCTCGTCGAGCCGATGATCAGCGATTCCCTTGATGGTGGCTCCGGCGTGCCGGAGCAGCTCGCGCAACGGCGCTTCCGACCCGTCCTCGGCCAGGATCTTGCGCGCCGCCTCGGCGTCGCCGAGTCTCCATTCGGGCCACTCGATATCGACGTGATCGGCCTCGGTTACCGGGCCGATCGTCGCCTCGTGCTCCAGCACCGCCCGCGCCGAGCGCTCGCCGATCAACCACGCCTCGGTGTAGGCGTCCGCGAGCACCGGCGTCAGCACGGCAGCGATCTCCGTCGACAATCCCTGCTCGCTCAGCCACCCCGTGATATCGGGGACCGGGTCGCCGGTCTGCCAATGCGCCGACCATGCGGCGAACCGCTTCGCCAGGTACGCCAGCGTCGCGTCGGGTAGCGCCGTACCCATGGCCTCCGTGACGTTCGCGGCGACCAGGGCGGCGAGCAGGGTATCGAGCTGCCAGCCTGGCCACCGCGAGTCGGGAGGTGGCGGTGCGGGGGGAGTAGGTTGAGTCATTCGGTCTTGGCTTTCGACGGGTCGATGCCGAGCACGTCGAGCTGCTTCGCGGCCTCCCGGATGCGCTTCTTCTCCTGGGCGACTCGGTTGCGATGAAGGTTGATCATATTCGGGTTACCGCGCCACACGCGGCCCTGCTCTTCCAGCGCCGCCAGCGTCTCAACGGCGCCCTGATATGTACGCAACGCCTGCTTCTGCTCGTCGGTCATCTCGCCTTCGCGTAGACGACGCGGGTGGCGGCCCCGGACGGCACGGACCAGCGAATCGCGCACCTCATTGTCGCTCATGCCGGGGTCCGACTTGCCGCGTCGCAAGTGTTCCACCATGGCGTCAAGCTCGGGACGGCTGAGCCTCTCCAGCTCATCTCGGCGCGCACGCGGGCTGTCGGGCGCGCTTTGCATGCGCCCTTCGATCGCGCTGGCGCGAAGCTGATCCATCACGCCGGCGCGTCGCGACTCGATCTCACGCCGCGACTGACCGGCGCGCAGGGCCGCCCGCTCGCCGACGTACTCGGGTGAGCCGACCGTTGCCGTAGTGCCCTCGGTAGCCAGGACACGCCGTGCCGCCAGCTCGGCCGAATGCTGCTCAGCCGCGTCACCCCGCTTCAGCTTCGCCTCGGCTGCGCGAGCGCCAGCGGGCCAGCGGCTGCGATCGGAGCCGAACATCACCTCGGCGTTAGCGACCAGCTCGACCGGAGTCCGGCGCTTGGGGGCTGTCGGCCGATCGTCCGTGAAATTGCCGAGGATCGCGTCCACGATCTGCGCGTCAGTCGCGTTACGCGGCCACGCCACGCCCGTCTCTTCGCCGATCGATTCCAGCTCGCGGCGGTCCGCCCCCGCGAGAATCTGCTCGCCCCGGGTGCGCCCGTGCCCTTGGGCTGCGGCGACCCTAATCTGATTGGCGCGACTCAGCACCGACGGCTTCGGCGCTTCAGGCTCGGGCTCGCTGACCTCGCGCAACTGGAGGGCGTGAGCGTCGGCGTTACCGATCCGGATGGCGTCGCGCCGGTCGCGATCGGTCAGGTTTTTGCGGTCGGCGATCGGCACGACGCGTACGCCCATCGTCGAGTCGCCGCGCGCCATTGCGAGTAGCGCGGCATCCTGACGCGCACGGCTCATGTCGCCTAGCTCGTCGCGCACGTCGGAGATGGCGACGAACCCGAGCGGGCGCGACATCTGCAACTCCTCCACAACGTCCTTGATCCGCTGCTGATCGGCATGAAGCTGGGTCTTCCCGGGAGTGTCCATACTCCCAAGTGTACTTGGTTTGTCAATAGCTTTTCGTTGACGTGCTGAGCGGTTCGCTTTGGCTGCGGCCTCGGCCCCGACATGCGCCGTGCCGGTCTCGTGCTGCATGTGCGATAGGAAATCTTTACCGCCCTCCGGGCGACGCCCGGGGCCCTCCACCTCGCCGAGATGCGCCCGCGGCATCCACCGGCCGTGCGAATCACGCGGCCACCAGGACTCGTACGACTTCTCGATCGAGTCCACGTCGAGCACGTATACCCAGTCGCGGAATTCGGCCGTCGCCGGGTCGATGCCGTCCAGCTCGGGCAGCAGCGGCGTGGCCTCGTCGAACACGAACGGGCGCTTCGGCGCACCGGCTTGCTTGCGCAACCAGCGCCGGTACGCCGTCACTTCGGCGTACACCGCGCCCTCGATACGCACTCGCTCCAGCTCGGCAGCCTCGTCGGCGTCCAGCGCCTTGGTCGCGTCCTGCTCGTCCTGCGACTCGTCCGCCGAAGCATTGTTGTCCACAGGTTTGTCCACAGACTGTGAGCCGTCCTGCGGCTGCGCCTTGGCGCCCAGCGCCGCCGCTCCCGCCTCGGCCATCTTCGCGTCGGCGGCCATCTTGCCCTCGATGTACGTCACGCCGGTGCCGGTGTAGACGCCCGGCGCGTCGGCCTCGGGGAAATCGTAGACCGGCAGGCCGATGCGCTTGCGGTCGTCGTTGAGCGTGATCGTGCCGCGCTTCATGCGTGCGTCAGCCACCGCGTCGGCCGCGCCCTCGTCCTCACCGGCGGGATCGACGAACGCGAACTCCAACTCGGCCGGCGCATTGAGGTAGTTGTGCGAAAGATCGTTGATCAGAGCGGCCAACATTTGCGCGTCCGGGCCGAGACCCACCCGCGCCTGCACGTCGGCCTGCCCCTCGTGGAATCCGGAGCTACCCAGCCCCTTCGCCTCCGTGAAGCCGAGCTCCGCGATCGTCACGCCATAAAAGCTGGCCAGCAGCTTGATCAAGTGCAGATCGTAATCCGGCTTGTATCGCTCGTCCACGGAATCCATTTGAACGGGGGTGTAGCCAGGGTAGGAGATGCGCACCCGGTGGCGCTTGCCGGTCTGGCCCGAGAGGTCGTCGTTGATCGCCCGCTCGTAGTCGCGCCGCTGACGCGGAGTGGCCTGCTCACCGACGAACTTATTGCCGTCCGGCACGAGCCACGTGAGCGGAGTCGAGCCGTCGTCGTACTCCGCCAGCATCCACCCCTGCCGCTTGAGGTACAGCCGGGCCGCAAGCAACGCCTGCTCGGTGGCAGACATACCGTAGGGGGAGTTCGTGCGGAAGTTCTCACGGTGGTAGGTGAGCTGGGATGCCGTGTAGGCGTTGTTCATCAGTTCGTTGCCCTGCTCGTCGAGCACAATGTCAGCCATGAACTCGCCGCGAGGGAAGCCGAACAGATTCTGCTGAAATGCCGCGTGCGGCGCCATCGGCCGAGCACCCCGCCAGTCCAACAGCGGCTTAATCGTCGTACCGTCGATCAGCTCCAGATCGATCACGTCTCCGCCGTACGTCATCCGGGGGTAGATCGCAACGGCGTCGAGGACGAGGTGATCCTCCATCACGCCGTTGATCCACTGGCCGAACGCCAGACCGTTGGAGCGCCATGGACGCAGCCAGAAGGCCGTCAGCCTGTTGATCTCGGGGAGAAACTGCTCGCGGAGCTTGAACTCCACGTCATCCCTGCCCCTGCGCGGATCAGCGCGGTACGCATCGGAGACCGTCCCGCCGGCGATCGACCATGTCCACTTGAGCCCGCGAACGTGCTTCTTGCGGATCTCGATGCAGCGCCGCAGGATGTCCACCCCGACCGAGGCGTCACGCAGCACCTGCCACGGGATGAGCCGACTGTCGTTGCCGGGGATGTTGTACCCGACCTGATACTGCCAGGTGCGCGGCTCGGGGCGCCCAGTGTCGGGACGGGATTCGTCGATCGGTGCGGGCACGAGCGGGTTGAGGGGGCCGAATGCCGACGTGTCCCCCGGGTCGCGGGGCAGTGCCTGCATGCCGAAGAACGGGGACTGCGGCGAGCGGGCGTTGGCCGCGGCCGTCAGCATGTTGATCGAGTCGCCGAGCGGGATGCCGCCCTGCGGGATGTCACGACTCCCAGGGAGCTGGTAGGCCGAGGGGGACTTCGCCAGCGCCATAGCTGTCTGGGTCGATATCCTGCGGCGACCACGCGCGCGTCCCGTGTTGCGCCCCATGCGCGCCCCCTTGCTGCTCGCGGAGCAATTGCTCCATGAAGTTGCCGTCTCCGTCCAAGAATAGGCGCTTGAGCAGTTGCGTCATACCGTCCACCTGATCATCGTGGGCGGCATTGGGGAAGCTCACGCACTCATCTACGAACTTGACTATCCACGGGTGGATGTCGGCTGCGGGGAACTCTACGCTGCCCGCCTCCAGCAGGGGCGTGATGGCGTGCGCACGCGCTTCCTTCTTCTCGGTGGGCGTTACCGCGATCATGCCGGACACGCGCTCGAACAGCGATTGCAGCACCGCGGTGCCGTTGGCCTTGTCCTCGATCAGCTTGCCGACAGCCTGTGGCCAGATCGCAGACAAGTTGATCAGCTCCGTACAGGTGCGCGGGAAGTCCATCCGGTCGCACACCTGATCGAGCAACCATGCCCGCGCCCCGCGCTTAGCCCACACCTGCATGACCACGAAGTCGCTGCTCTTCGTGTCCTTGAACGCGGCGTCAACACTGATCCACACCTGATCCGCGCCGGCCGCGAACCATGTCCCGTCCGAGCGCTGGACCGCCCGCGGCGTGTCGTAGTAGCGGAACCACCCCCGCTTGAAGATCCCGCCGTCCTGCGGGCTGGGCCGCCCCTGGAACAGGGCCGACCAGGCGCGCGAGCCCGCGTCGCGCTTGCGCAGCTCCCACCCCTCGCGCGTACGCCCCCGCGCCGAGACCATGTACTCGCCGGGCTCGCGGCCGAGGATGTCGGTCTCGCCCCGCCCGGGGTCATGGTCGGCCTGCGCAGGGATGTTGAGCAGGCGCCACACGTCTGGGCCGCCGGTGTCCTCGTCGCGCCCGGCATACAGCCACCCCGCCAAGTCGTCATCGTGCCACCGGGTCTGCACCACGATGACGATCGCGTTCTCCGGCAGGCGGTTGCTGCCCACGGAGCGCCACCACTCTTTGACGTGCTCGCGCATCGTCTCCGAGTCGGCCTCCTGCTGGTCGGAGATCGGGTCGTCAATGATCAGCACGTCCACGGGGCGGCCCACCAGGGTGCCCCGGATCGACGTGGTGATCATGCCGCCGTCGCGGCCCTCGATCCGCCATTCGTTCGCCGCGGCCGTGTCGCTGGCTACGCGCAGTCCGAGCTCGGGGTGCATCGTGATGTCGTTGCGCACCGCCCTGCCCCACCGGCGCGACAGGCCGTCCGTCGCGGACACGCTGGCGATGCGCAGATCGGGGTTGCGATGCAGTAGCCACGCGGGCAGCGTGCGCGAGATCCGCTCGCTCTTGCCCTCCTGTGGAGGCATGGTGACGATCAGGCGCCGGTGACGGCCTTCCACGGCGTCGAGCAGCGCCTGATCGATGAGCGCCAGCGCCGGCGTGCGCACGGTGCGGGGCGAGATGTGCGCGGCCAGATCGCCGGGTAGCGGCCAGCGCTCGCCCTCGCCAGACTGCTCCAGCTCGTCGGCGATGTCATCGAACAGGGTCGCCCCGAAAGTCCCCATGATCGATTATGCGCCGGGAGAGCCAGGCATGGCACGGATGACCTGCTCGTCCGTGAGGGCCGCATTGAACGTCGCCTTGAGACTCTTCGTGACCCGCGCCTGCAACTCGTCCCACGTCGGCATCTCGCCGCGCTCCAGCGCCTCCATGAGCAGCCGGTCCTGCTCGCGAGCGTGAAGCATGATCCGCTCCCGAATGACCCGCTCGCCGGTCTCTCCCCAGCGCCTCATCGGGCCACGCTCCGATCCCGAATGAGGCTCGCGCGCCAGTCGCGATTGCCCTTCAGCGCGTCCAGCACTACACCGGCGTCCGCCACGTTCACCAACCGCACCTGGTCGGCCACCATGACCTCGATCGGATAGGACGGCCCCTCGGCGCCTATCGGCGGCCCCACCATGAGCGTGTCACGCAAATAGCGGCAGGGCACCTCGATGGCAGGCTGCCAGGCTGCACCTACATCGAATCTCGGCGGCACCGGAACGACGTACGAGTACGGCTCGCCGCGAAGATCGTGAACCTCCCCATGCGCCGGGCCGCCGACGAACAGCACCCGCGTCATAACGCGTCCCGCCGGGCAAGCGCGTGCAGCGTGACGAGCAGCAGCCGGTACAGCGTGTAGCGCGCCATGCCGTCGAGCTTGTCGCGCACCGCGGTGGGCGCGGTCAGCGGATGCAAGGGTTTGCCCCGCTTCGTCGTCGCGGCGCGCAGCTCAGCCACGAGCTCGTCGCGTACGGCGCTCAGCCGCGCCTCGTCCTGGTCGGCCTCGTGTATCTGGCGCGCCGTCGCCGAGGTCGCGCCGACGCGCGCCACCGCCTCGCGATCACATCGCTCACACATCAGCGCCTCCCTCGATGACGAGCCACGTTTCGCGCCCGGTGTCGTACTCCAGCGTTAGATCCCGCGTGCGCATCCAGTCCTCATCGTCACCGGGGTCACATGGGCAATCGCAGTCGGCGTTACTCGCATCGACGGACCCATTGCAGTTGAAGTGGCGCCCCTTGATGCAGTCCCCGCAGGGGAACGCGCACGTCTCGGGGTGGTTCATCACGCCGCCTTCCGGGTGCGCTTGTTGAGCGGTTCCAAGCCGCTGGCTAGCCACGTCGTACCGCATACGCATTTCATCGCGGGCTCGCCGCGCACCCGACCGCGCATCGTCCATTCGTGCGTACGCCGTCCAGGCTCGGCCTGGCGCGCGTTGCGCCGCAGGCTGCTCGGGATGGGGATCTTGCCGCTCATCACGCCGCCCTTCCGCTCGGAACCGCGCGCAGGTGCCGGGCGGCTACCTGCTTGGCGCGCGTCGCGGCCGGCCCGGCAATACCGGCGTCGGCGAGCGCGTACTCAATCGCCCGGATCACCATCATCTTCTGCGCCTCCGTAATGCGAGCGAGGCGCTCATCGATGTTGAGTTTGGCGATCATGCCGAGTGTGCCAGCGAAGCTGTTGAGCTGACTGAGGTACGCCGACAGCTCGCCGCGAATCTGCTCGGAGCCCTTGTCGTCCGTGCTGCGCAGCGCCGCATCCTCAAGGTTGTCTACGATCCCGCCCAGCCGATCCTTGATCGCCGACATCTCCCCGGCGACCATCGACAACGCCACGAGCGGATTGTCTACGGGGTCGATCTTCATCGTGCGGACGAACTGCGCCGCCTTCTGTTCGGCGTACCGCTCCGCAGCCTTACGCCTCACCTGCGGGGCGCGTCCGCCATGCCACTCGCAGACCTCCCCGCCGTTCATCGCAGGGCGTTTGCAGGGTAAGCCCGAACGCTTGGATGTCCCCTTACATTTCGGGTTCACTCGACTGGTCCCGCCTGCGCGGAGGGAGTAGAGGGGTGGGGGGTGACGAACGAAGGTAGTCGCGCTCGATGCCTGTCTGGCCCGAGAATCCCGCCTATGGCCGCGATCAGCGATTCGCGCTCGGCGCGCTCGGCTTCGGTCTCGTTGCGCAGCTCGTACTCCGGCTGCCACTCCGCGAACACCACGTCATCACCGAGGTGGTACCAGCTCTCCTCGGTGTCGGGCTCGTCGTGGCGGATGAACAGCCAGCGCCCCGAGACGTGCATGTCAGCCGAGCGCACGCGGGGAATGGTCATGGTGCCCTCGTCGGTCTGGATTACCACCCGACCACTCCAGCGCTGCCCCTCCGGTGGCTGCGTCATGACGCCTCCTCCTCGTCGTCCTCGCGTGCGTGTTCGGCCTCCAGCGGTGCGCGCAACCGCTGGCAGAGATGAGTGCGACAGGTGAACACTTCGCGGTTGTGCCCCTGCGATTCGTGGATG